ATAGGATAAATAACGCTATCTTAATATTGTATAGTATATCAATATATCTTATATATCTTACCAATAAACCCTAGCTTTCTCTCTCCCTCCCTCTCTTATTTACCTCAATTATAAGATGAACATTATTCAACTATCCTATTCAAAGCCTCTTATAGGGCATTATAGAGCCTCCTTTTATGTTGATAATACGTTAAACGGTACATCAATAGTATCTTTACGGTACAAAATCAACTAAAATGAGTTCTATATAAACGTTGGGCTAAAGGCTAATTATCATCAATTTATGTTATAATATATTCTATATAAATAAAGGGTTTGTACTTATTTAGCACCGCTAAGATGAAAATAGTACAGAATGTTGTCAAGAGTGACAAGATGGTAATAATATGTTGTGGTATAATATATGGTGGCAATAGACTATGGGGGGGGTAGGGTCGAGTGAAGAGTCTAATATAACTATCTTGGTTGCAACTCTAGAGAATCACCAATTTGCCTTATGTGTGTGTATAAAGTGTGGATATTTAAGTAGGTGTCTTAATAAACCCTTATTCTATATAGGGGGGTATTTGACCGATATAACAGAAAAGCATACAATTAATAGAGAGCAGTATAATATAATATGGTATGAATCAAGAACAAAAACAAAAGATAAGTGATGCGGCCAAAAGGTGGTGGGAAGAACACTCCGACTATCGTGGTAGTAACTTTGGTAAAAAGATAAGTGAAGAGACAAAGGAGAAGATGAGACAATCCAAACTTGGTAAAAAAAGACAATTTACGGAAGAACACAAAGAAAAACTAAGAAAGATATTAAAAGAAAATAGATATAAGGGTAAACCACCTAGATTTTGTATTGATTGTGGAACCAAAATGAATAAGTCTAATAAAAATAAAAGATGTGCAGAATGCAATAGAAAATATAAAAGACAATATAGAATAAATAATAGTCTAAATAAATCTAAGGACTACCACATAATCAGAGGAAGTAAGGAATTTAGAGACTGGAGAAATGGTGTTTTTATTAGAGATAATCACACTTGTCAAAAATGCAAGGTTAAAGGATATGAATTACACCCTCACCATATTTTAAACTTTAATGACCATATTGATTTAAGGTTTGATATAAGCAATGGAATTACACTATGTGTTGAACACCACAAAGAATTTCATAAACTATATGGACAAAAGAATAACACCCGTGAACAGATAGAAGAATACATCAAAACAGTATAATAGATACTAGACCGATATACGACCAAAACAGTATAATATAAGTGTAGGAGTATTCTTACGGTCTGACGTCTAAGACCAAAGAGGTAGGCGTCCCAAAGTAAACCAACGACTAAACAAACTCATTATACCAAGCTTGGGTAATAGATTTGGAAGGAGTGGGAACGAGGGGAGGAGGGGTGATAGTAGGTAGATACCCGTAGGGTAAAAAGAATGTCGCACAATATTAAAACAATATGACAAAATATCAAACATCATCTTCTGGATTAACCAAGGAAGAATCAATGAAGAAAAACAAAATTAAATTAAGCGATAAGAAAGTATATACTAATCCAAAGACTGGTAAAATTATTGTTGAAGACAGCCCAGAACCATCTTATCAAAACTCCCACACAATAACAGAACTTAAGGATGTTCAAAAGAGATTGGAGAATATGAGGAAGACAAATGAATATAATAAGAATCTAAAGTTTAAGAAAAAGTAGAATGGCAAGAAAAGCAATAAAAGAAGTAGCAAAATTAGTTAAACCTTTAAGGAAAAATTCCAAGAAGGTTGTTAATGTTTTTAATAAGGTTATGAATGAAGTATCACAAGGAAAGAGTCTAAAAGAAATAGACCTTAACCAAATACAAAGAGAGGAAGGATATAGTGAGGAATCAATAAGATGTAGTAAGGTATTCCAAACAAAGACTTGGGAACAATTAAAGGGAAGGGATTTAGATAGTTTTGTTAGGGATGGATTTATAAATATAGCAGATATTACTAATGAGGATAAGAGAACTAGATTAGCCGCCCTAAAAGAAATTGCAACACTTCTTGATATTTACCCAGGAAAGAAAATGCAAATAGAATTATTGAACGAAAAGAACGAAGCGTTCTTTGATGAATAAAATGATTAATCCATTTGAAAAATTCAATGACGAAAAGTTTATAGAGAAGTTACAATTCAAACCACATAAAGGACAAGTAAGTGTAATAGAGGCAATTAAGAATTTTAATATAAGAGATATAGTATTGGTGTGCGGTAGAAGGTGGGGAAAAAGTTTTATTGTAGCTTTTGTTGCAATAAGAGAAATGGTTTTGCCAAAGCGAAAGGTCTGGATTGTAGCCCCGACCACAGATTTAACACAGAAAGTATTTACCTATATAATACAATTTATAGGTAAGTTGTATGACCCAAAGGAATATAAAATAACAACCAAGCCTTATCCAAAATTGCAAATGGCTAATGGTAGTTATATTGAATGTAAGACAGCAGATAATCCAGTTAGTTTGATAGGAGATGAGGTAGACCTTTTAATTATTGATGAGGCGGCAAGATTAGCACCAATGACATATGAAAGAGAGTTGGCAGCAACAACAATGACAAGGAAGGGTCGCACAATATTTATTAGTACGCCAAGAGGAAAGAACTGGTTTCATACAAAATATAGACAAACAGAAGGGGAAGAAACTGGATTTGCATTTAATGCACCAAGTAGCGATAATCCATTAAACACAATTGATGAATTAGATAAGTTAAGAAAGATACTTCCAGAGGCAATATTCAATCAAGAATATTTAGCACAATTTACAGAGTCTGGAATAGAATTATTTAGAGGGATTGATGATATAATTAATCAAGATTGTTATGAAGACCCGAAGCCAGAACATAGATATATATTAGGAGTAGATTTAGGAAGGGTTAATGATTTTACAGTATTAACAGTTATTGATAGACAGACACATAAGGTGGTACATTGGGAAAGATTTAATAAGATTGATTGGAAATTACAAAAAGATAGAGTAGTGGTAGTTGCCAAGAAATATAATAGAGCAAGAGTAATTGTTGACTCTACTGGGGTTGGTAATCCAATTTCACAAGAATTAATAAGGGAAGGATTAAGTGTTGATGATTTTGTTTTTACAGGAAGTAATGCAAAAACAGGAAGGTCAAAGAAAGATTTAATTGATAAGTTATCAATATATATTCAAGAGGGTTCAATATTTATACCAAATGAAGAAGTGTTGATAAATGAATTAAAGAGTTATGCAATGGAGTTAACTGAATCTGGAAATCTAACTTATTCAGCACCAACTGGAATGCACGATGATGCTGTGTGTTCATTAGCATTAGCTGTATGGGGATTATACTCAAGGTCATTAAGTCCAGAACTACCAAAACCAATAATAGATAATACACCAGAGGAGTTTAAGAGAAGGAATTATAGAAAACCAATAAGATAATGGAAACCGATACACAAAAAAAATATAGTATTTTGAATACTATCCAAAATGAACTTACCAAGTTCAGTGAACCTATTAAGATATTAGATTCTTGGGAGAGTAACCAAAAAGAATTAATAGAACAAGCAATCTTATATTTAAATAGTAAGTTTGTTGATGGTGATGTTGATGAATTAGGATTTAAGAGATACTTTTATAATATTACAAAGTATTCTTGTGGTGCGACAACTAAAGCGATTGATGTTGACACAAAGGATATTATGTTTATGACTGCTGCTGGAGGAGACCCATTGAAGACTTGGTTCTTAGAAAGAGATATTAGATACTGGATGAAATCTAAATACTTTGGTGAGACTCTTAATAGGATTTGTAGGGAATTACCAATCTATGGAAGTGTTGTTCTTAAAATGATTAAAGGAGAATGTTATTTTGTTGACCTACGCAACTTCGTGTGTGAACAAAATGCCGACTCTTTAGATAATTCAAATTATATAATTGAACAATACTACTATACTCCTAGTGAGTTCAAGAGTGTTGGAAGTAAGAGTGGTTGGGATAAAGATGAGATGGATAGAATCTTAAAAATATTCACAGCATCTAAAGAACAATACATTAGGGTATTTGAAAGATATGGTGAGGTAGAGAATGATGATGGACTAAGTGATTATAAAATGGTTATAGTTGCTGACATTCCACAAGATGTTAAAAATAATCCAGATGTTAAATATCAATTGAACTCGGATATTATTCTAGGAGAAAGATTAATACCAACCCATCCATATTTTGAAATACATATAAATAAGATTAGTGGAAGATGGTTAGGAGTTGGAGTTCCAGAACAGATTAGTGAAAATCAAATTAGATTAAATGAAGTTTCTAATGAACAGGTTCGTTCTTCTAAATGGTCTACCCTTAGACTATTCTGGAGTAGAGACCCTGGGCAAACTAGAAATATGTTGACTGGTGCAGAAGATGGAGAAGTATTGAGAAGCGAGGATGAGATTAAACCGGTTGATATGGCAGATAGAAATCTTGCCTACTACCAAGAAGAAACTTCTAAATGGGAAGGTAATGCACAGAGAGCAACATTTACAACCGATATAATGCTTGGTGAAAGAACACCATCAGGAACACCACTTGGTTCTGCACAATTAAGTACAGCCCAAGCAATGAGTTACTTTGACCAGATGAGAGAGGACTTGGGACTTGCTCTTAAAAGATTCTTATATGACTTCGTATTACCACAAGCAGAAAGAAACTTAACCAAGGAACACATATTAAGAATTGCTGGACAAGATTTAGAAAAGTATAATGAACTATTAGTTAATACAAGTTTACATAATCGTTTCTTTGAAATAGTTGCTAAGACAAATAAGATTCCAGATAGTAAGTTAATGCAACTTTTAAGAGAGGTTGAAGAAGAAAGACTTGCTCAAGAAAAAGAACAACAAGCATTTATTCCTAAAGGATTTTATAAGAATGCAAAGTATGATATTGATATTGAAATAACTGGTGAAAGTAAAGATGTTAGAGTGGTGGCAGCAAATACTTTATCAGCCCTTCAGGCTATGTCAACTGACCCGACGTTACTTACTGACCCAACCAAGAGAAAGATATTTGGTCAATACTTAGAAGCAGGTGGAATAAAGATTGATGACTTTAATGTTCCGAATAAACAAGAAATTACTGGTATGCCAATGAAGGGTGCTGGTGGAGGAATTTCAGCCCCAACAAATATTGGAGGTGCGGGAGAAACTAAAATGACACAAACTCTATGAACGAAGAATTAAGGAAAAAATTACTAGATTCTCTTTCAAAGATTGAAGAAGGAGAAGCACTTAGAGAAACATTGGAAGGTTATATTTACGAAGTAGGGAATGTTACAAATATTCCAAAAGAGATTTTAATGGGTGATAAAGAAAGACTTGCAATAGAGGTGGTCGCCAGAGAGATAGCAAAAGGTTATCTCGATGAACTTCTTAAGAGTTTAAAGTTTACACCACAAAAAGAAATAGTAAAAAAGATTCTAAGATAATAAATACTGGGAAGCGACAACCCATACAAAACACCTAAGGGTAATATCCCACAAAATATATGGCAGAAGAAAACAAGGATGACATCCTAAATGTTACAGATACAACACCTGTTGAAGAAGTCGTTGAGACTCCAGAAGAAGTTGAGCAGTATAGCGAAAATGAAAAGAGACAATATGCTAGAGCTAAGAAAGCAGAAGCCAAGAATAAAGAACTTTTAGAGGAATTAAAAAAGTTAAAAGATGTTAAGGTTGACCCCGACAAAAAGGAAGAAATCAAAACAGAAATTAAAACAAATCCTTTAGATGTTGTTAAAATTGTTAATGCCTTAAAAGATTTAGACGATGTTGAAATAGAACAGGCACAAATGATTGCTGACTATAAAAAGATTTCATTAATAGAAGCTGTTAAAGATGAAGGATTTAAATTATTCTTCAACGCAAAGAGAGAGAAAGATAAACAAGATAACTTATCACAGAAACCAAATGGTAAACAAGGAGGGGTAGATAAAAAAGACCCATTCTTTGAAAAGTTCTCACAGAACTTACCAAGAGGATTCGAGATAAAAAAATAAAATTATGGCAAAAGATTTCGTAATTAAACAACAGGGTCAAGCCTTTAGAACTAGAAAGGCTGAAAAAGCTAGTGCAACTGTCATTGAGGAAGGTGATTTAGTAACCCTAACATCTAACTTGATTGTTAAGGCTGGTGCAGGTTCTACAACATTAGCTTATGCTATCAATGCTGGTGCTGATGGTGAAACATCTATTGAAGTAACAGAAGGTAATGACTTTACATTAACTGGTACAGGTGATGCTGTTTGGAGTGAAGACTATAGAGGAGATACTGCTGGAATATCTGGAACAACTGACCTATTGGTAGATGTAACAGGTGCTTCAACTAATGTAATTAGACTTGGAGTATCAGAAGATGCTGGAGTTGTCGGCTCAACAGCAGATATTGAATTTAAGATAATATTACCTATTTTTGAATAAGTAATAATAATAAGTAATATACAAAAAATATGGCAACAACACTAAGTGATTACACAAACCTAGCGATTAAAGGACTACAAGAACCTTTTAAGTTAGCTTTGCAGGCAAATCTTGAACAGTACAAAGCTAATCCATTTATCAAGTATTACAATACAAATGAGTTCGCTGAAATCTTTTCAAGTTTAGAAGGATTAACAGGTTCTAGGTCTTTAGGAGAATTAGAAACTCCAGATGTTGTATCTCTTGACCAGGGATATAATGTTACATTAACAGCAGGAAGAAACGGAGTTGGTATGGTTGTTTCTCAAACCACTATGGTTAGAGCAGGCGACGACACAACTAAGATTGATGCTTACTTAATGGAACAGAGAAATCAACTATTGAAGACTGTTTCTAAGCAGGTTATGGATGATGCTTTCTACGCATACAACCACGCTTTTGATACAGGTTCAACAGTAAATGCTCCTGATGGATTAGAGCTTTGTGCTACACACACATACAATGGTGGTGGTACATTTACTAACGAAACAACTGGTGCATTGGGCGAAACAACTATTGATACAGCTTGGGAATATGCAGGTGCTTTCACCGACCAATCTGGAAAAGAAATGCCCCTTAACTGGACAGCTATTATGGTTAAGAAGGGAAGTGCAGCCGCCAAGAAAGCTATTCAACTATTCGCTTCTAACATTAACCCGACAGCTGTTGATGACATCAACATCTATGCTGGTATGTTGAAGGTTGTTGAAACACCTTTCATTAGCACAGCTAACAAAGCTAACTGGTTCTTAATTGATGAGAATATTATGGACTCTCCAGTTATCTGCGGTATGGTGCAAACTCCTACATTCCAAGACCCTATTAAGTTAGAGAATGAATCTATTAGAAGTAACATCATTGGATACTGGAAGACTGGTATAAACAAACTCCCGATTTCGGTTTACGGCTCAACGGGTGTCTAATTGATATAATTCATAATTGGTACGACGGTCGTAAGTGGGAGGGAGGTTAAGTCTCCTTCCCAGCCAATACTTAACTTAACTAAATATGAATATTGATAGTAAAATATGTCCAACGTGTGGTAAAGAATTTTTTAAAAAAGTAAATTGTTCTAGAAAAGAATGGAACACAAAAACTAAATATTGTTGTGTTGAATGTGCTAGAATAACATTATTTAAAAAAGGACAATCATCTTGGAATAAAGGATTAAAGGGTTATAGAGCTGGAGAATTAAATAATTATTGGAAAGGTGGTATAACTACAGAAAATGAAAAGTTTAGAAAATCTCCAGAATACAAACAATGGAGAAAGGATGTTTTAAAAAGAGATAAATATATATGTCAAGAATGTGGTCAGGTTGGAGGAAAACTTCAAGCACACCATATTAAAAGTTTTTCTAAGTATCCAGAATTTAGATTAGTAATAGATAATGGAATTACTTTATGTATAAGTTGTCACAAAAAAATACATCCCAATCTTAATGGATTTAATAAATCATAGGAACATAATTAATTATTATGTCAATACCGACCAAGTGGAAGTCTTGGCTACAGGTGGAGTTAGATTCCCCACCCCTCCCTAGGGAGATAAAAATAATATAAAATAATATGGCACACAAAAGTGAACACGTATCAACAAAAGGCGGATTCTCGGTGCTTAACGCAGGTGTTAAGACAGAAGTCATCGCACAAGATGGTACAATAAAAGGAGATATTAAAGAAGCATTAGCACAAGGTAGTGTATACATTGGTAATTCTTCTGGAGTAACTTCTGAATTAAGCATAAAAACAGACACAGGTATTTTAATTGGTAATGGTACAACTGCTACGGTTCACGCATTAAGCAGTGAAGCTACAATGACAAATCTTGGTGCAGTAACATTAGCAAATTCTGCTGTTATTGGAAAGGTATTAACAGGATATACTTCTGGTGCTGGCACAGTTGCCTCAACAGATTCTATATTAGCAGCAATCCAGAAACTAAATGGAAATTTTGTTGCTGGTATAATGCCTTATGTAAGCATTAGCACACAGTCATCCGCTTACAACAATTCAGCATTAAATGTAGGAAAGTACGGTGCAGGAATTGCCGACACACTATTGGTTGACAATATTCTTGCTTCAATAGTAAATACTACCGCAACAAACAAGACATCTGGAGATACTTCTTCAATGGCTTTGTATGTTGGAAATAGTAATACTGCAGCAACAGCAAATAACAAGATGCAAGGTATTCTATCTTCAGTGAATATCGGATTTAATTGTTATGATGCTTATGCAGTACAAGGTCATTTGAATCTAGCAGATAATGCTGGACACGCAACAAGCTCAAATGGTGGTACAGCAAATCTAGTAGCTGGTAGCTTCAAAACTACAGTAGCTTCTGGTTTAACTGCAACAGGAACTGTCTCTGGTGTATTAATCACTATGGATGGTACAGGTACAGTTACAGGTACACATTCAGGATTATGGATGGATACAGTTGTAGCAGTTGATAATGGCATTTGGTTAAGTGGTAGTGGTACAGTAACAACAGGTATTAACTTGGCTGGAACATATACAACAGCTATTAATATTCCTGCTTGTACAAATGGTATTACATCAGCAGCTTCTATTAGAACAACTGCAGCTCCAACATCATACTTACTTCCTTCTTTGGGAGTTGGTGTATATGGAACTCCAGTAGTAGATGCTTCAACAGAAGACAATATTGCATTCACAGTTAATATGTCAACTGGTACTAATAAATCAGCCGAAGCTTCTTCAATGGCAGCATTTATTGGATGTAGAAACACAGCCGCAACTGCTAATGCAAAACTTCAAGGTGTATTATCAAGCACATTAGTTTACTACAACTGTTTTGATGCTTATGGTATTCAAGGACACGTTGCGGTAAAAGGTAATGCTTCTTCAACAAGTGGAACTGGTAATATCGTTGGTGTATCTGCAAAAGCAACAGTTGATGATACATTCACAGCGACTGGTACAGTATCTGGTTTATTGGTAACAGTAGACGGAACAGGAACAGTGACTGGAACTCACTCTGGTATCTGGCTAGATTGTGTATCTTCTCCAGACAATGCATTGTTAATTAGTGGTGCAACATATACTAATTTGCTTACATTGACTGCAGGAACAGCAGTAGTTGGTACTGGAACAGTAGCAGATGGTAATGGATATAAACTTACAATTGATATTGGAGGAACTCCTTACTACATTAATGCTCATCCAACATCTCATAACTAAATAGTTTATAAGTTTTATTAAAAACTTTTATGGGTAATGTTAAAAACTATGGGGCGAGTTATCTCGCCTCCATAGAACCTATACATTATTAAGGTAACAAATAAAAAAATGACAATAGATTTAACAAAAGAAATATTAGACTCAAAAGGAAAAATAGCAACACAAAAGTATAGTAAGATAATAGAAGAAGAAGGAGTAGAAAAAGAAGTATTAGAAACACAAAGTGTAACAGTTGGAAGGATTATAGCAGATTGTGTTTTGTATGAAATCGCTGACTCAAAGAAAGTAAGCGAAGAAGAACATATAAATAGATATAGAATATTTGAGATGGTTAGAGATGGTGTACAGGAATTTAGTGAAGAAGATATTAAGTTTATTAAGAGTCTTGTTATCACTAGATGTATGCCTTTGTGGGCTGGACAAGTTTTAAGAATCCTTAATACTAAGTAATATGCCAACACAATACTTATTAAATGGAGAGTGGGTTTCTTTAGAAAGATTTAGAAAAGACAAAGGAATAGGAGTTGAAAAAGAAGTGATAGAGATTAAAACAGAACTAGAAGAACCAGTAGTGATTGTAGAACCAGAAACAAAAGAGATTAAGGAAGAAATTAAAAAGCCGACCAAGGCAAAGAGTAAAAATAAAAAATAAAATTATGGATTCAGGAATTAAAAATTTCAATTTTGCAGAATCGGTAAGCATTGCTTCTACAGACCATACTTGTAAATATAATTCTGTTATATATGTAGGTACTGGTGGTGCATCAAGTGTACTAAAAGTAACAACAGATGGTGGACAAGATGTTGTATTTACAGGAATAGTAAGTGGTTCAATTTTACCAGTATTAGTAACTAAGGTTTGGAAAACAGGAACAGATACAAGTAATATGGTTGCTTTAGCAGCAATATAATATGCAATTCAATAATCCGTCATCACCAGCCACATCACTATATCACGACACATTAAGCTTATGTGGTATTTTGTCAACCGATACTACTACACTTCCAGTTGTAGATTTTACAAGGTCTGCAAATGAAGCATTAAAAGAAACTAATCAACTTATTTGGCAATCAACTGGTGAGTGGGAGTTTGATGATTCAAATTATGCAACACTTCCTAGTGCTAAAAGAGATATGACAGCAAGTGTTAATAACTACTTAATACCTTCCTATGCACAAAAGATTGATAGATTACAGGTATTGGATAATGCAGGTGATTGGCATAAGGTAACTCCTTTTGATAAGGGAATGACCAAGGAAGCATTAGAAGAATTATATACAACAACTGGACTTCCAGAGTATTATGATATTGTTGGAGAGTCATTAGTTTTATATCCTACTCCAGATGCAACAACTTGTACCTTGACACAAGGATTAGAATTATTCTTTAGTAGAGAAATGGATGAGTTCTTAATTACCGACACAACTAAAGAACCAGGATTTAATTCTGATTTTCATAGAATGATTAGTCTAAAAGCGGCACTAGATTGGGCAATGCCAAAGGGATTAAGTATTATATCTTCATTACAAAATCAAATAAGTAATATGAAGGATAATATAGCAAAGTTTTATGGTTCAAGAGATAGAGATTTAAAAGTAAAAATAGTTCCTCCATTAAGGTCGTTCAAATAATAATTAAAATAAAACAATATGGCAATAACAGCAAGTGAAATAAAAGTATATTTATCAGGTGGTGGTGGGAACACTAATCCTAATTTAAGTTTAGGTGGTGCAATTTCATCGACCGAACTTGTAGATAATACTCTACATAATTTATTCGCAAAAGTAAGTGCAGCAGAAGCATTAGCAGGTTCAACAAAGTATCGTGGTATTTATGTTAAGAATACAAATGGAACTTTAACCTATGAAGATGCTTTAGCATATATTTCAGCAAACACAACCTCAACAGATACAACGGCAACAATTAGTGTAGCTGATGAAGGAAAGAGTGCATCAATGCAAACAATAGTTAATGAAGATACTGCACCAGTAGGTGAGGTATTTGTAACAGCAGATGGTGTAGCAAATGGTTTATCAATAGGAAGTCTAGCACCAGCAGAATATTATGGTGTATGGATAAAAAGAGTTGTAACAGCAGGAGCAACAGCTTTTGGTTCTGATACTTTAGTGCTAGGAGTTAGGGGGGAAACTACAGATAGTTAATTAATAAATAATGTTAGGAAATTATACCATATCAGATAGAACCATTGGTGATGATGAGTTTAATTTAATTGTAAGCAAAACTCCAACCATCAAATGGAATATAAATAACTTTATTTCTAAATCAATTACTTTGCTTTGGAATATTGGTGTATATGTATCTAAACTTTCTAATATTAAATGGAGTATATATAATTTTGTAAATCCAATATATGTTGTTGCAATTTGGAATATAAATAATTTTGTTTCAAAGTCAATAAATATACTTTGGAGTATAGGTGAATATATTTCTAAATCAATTACTCTTAAGTGGAATATTAATAATTTTATAAGTAAAACTCGTACTTTAATTTGGAGTATATCTTCTTATGTTTCTAAATCAATAAACTTGATTTGGAATATAGGAAATTATATAGCAAAAAGTTTGACTCTTAAATGGAATGTATTTAATTATGTTGCCATTACAAGAACAATTAAGTGGGGAATATGGCAATTCATTACAGCAACAAAAACTATAATATGGCAAGTATGGCAGTATATTACAAAAACACCAATTATTAAATGGAACATAATTGATGCTTGGGTATATACACAAAAGAATGCTTCTGGTATTTGGACTTTAAATTCAAAAAATCAAACAGGAAACTGGACTTTAAATAATCGTAACCTTTCAGGTACTTGGACTCAAACTCCAAAATCTGGAGAATAATAAATATGGCAAAATTTTATAAAGGTCAAGTTCCGTGGAATAAAGGATTAATAAGTAGAGAAATACAAGTTAAAAATTGTTTACAGTGTGGCAGGGAGATTAAAAGACCACCTTGGTGTTCTAGTAAAAACTGGAATAAGAGAGAGTTCTGTAGTAATCAATGTAGGGGTAAAAATTTATTAAATAAAGAACTGTCAGAAGAAACAAAAAAGAAAATGAGTAATGCTAGAATTGGTTATGAGCCTTGGAATAAGGGAATTAAAACTGGGATTACTTATTGGTTAGGAAAGAAAAGAAGTGATGAAGATAGAATGAAAATGAGAATTGCTAAACTTGGAGAAAAATCACCATTTTGGAAAGGAGGAATATCTAATGACCCTTATCCAGAAGATTGGTGTGAGTTATTAAAAGACTCAATTAGAAAAAGAGATAATTATGTGTGTCAAGAATGTGGAATACATCAAGACGAATTAGATGGATGGTTTAAAAAATTACATATTCACCACATAGATTATGATAAAAATAATCTTAATCCATATAACTTAATAAGTCTATGTAATAAGTGTCATATGAAAACAAACTATAATCGTGAATATTGGATAAAGTATTTTAATGATAATAAAATAATATGAGTAATTTTTCAGCAAAAAGCAACTGGAGTAAGGGTGAATTAGCTTCTGGAATATTGATTGATGCTACATCTTTTACACTTGCATCTGGACAAGGTGCATTATTTCCAGCAACAGGAGTTGGTAATTACTTCTGGGGAGTATTTTTTGACCAAACAAAATCTTCTCCATTCAAAGATACCTCAAGAGAGATAGTAAAATGTTATAGGGCATCTGCTGATACTTTTACTATTACTAATAGAGCACAAGAAGGAACATCTGCAAAAGCGTGGAATACTAGTGATAACTTTATGTTGACATTAACGTCTGCAACTATAAATGAAATAGAAGATGCAGTTGATACTAAGGTTATCGCCCCAGCCACCAACACTGCCGACTATATCCCTCAATGGAATGGTGCTAATAGCAAGACATTAAAAGACGGACTTGCAGTTCCAGACGGAGGCTTAGCTGGATTGACTGCTCTTGGTAATAAATTAGAATCTTCTGCTTTTTCAGATACTGGAGTTACTGGAAAACTTATTACAGGATTTTCTTCTGGTGCTGGTGCAGTCGCAGGAACAGATACTATTTTACAAGCAATAAATAAACTTGATGGAAATATTGGTGCAAAATCTCCATTAGCTTCTCCTACATTTACAACTCAAATTACAACACCTTCTGTTTTAGCAACTGCCAATGATAGTGGAGCAATAGGTGCTAGTGGAACTGCCTTCTCTGATTTATTCTTAGCTAGTGGTGGAGTAATAAACTGGAACGATGGTAATGCAACATTAACTCACAGTGCTGGATTATTAACTTCTAATGTTCCCTTAACTGCAACTGCTTTTAATGCAACTGCTAGTGATGGAACAGGAAATCTTGCTGTAATAACAAACACCGATGCAACTAATTATTCTCGTATTAAATATGTTGGAACAGTAAATGCTTTTAGTTCTGGTGTAGGTAATGGAAGTGCTACGATTGCAGATTTAGTAAATAAGTTTTACATCTATGATTTCACAAACTCTAAAGTAGCAATGACAATTATTCCTAATACTTTAGCTGCCAAGTTCTATGGTGCAGTTGAAGCAGTCGGAGCAGTAACAGGAAGTAATTTATCTGGCACTAACACTGGTGATAACGCAGCCAATTCAACAGCTGATATGTTACTTGGAACAGTCCAAGCAGTTACAGCTGAAAAGAAGTTTACTAACTCAAAACTAACTATACTTGGTTCATCTACTGGAAAGAATACCTTTACTATGGACAACTCTAGTGCTTCTGATTATGTTACAACTATCCCAGCAGTTACTGGAACAGTAGCATTAGGAACAGGAACAGCCAATGAAATAGCATACTGGAGTGCAACTAATACTCTGGGAACTCTAGCAGTAGCAACTTATCCTTCTCTAACTGAATTAAGTTATGTTAAAGGAGTAACTTCAGCTATACAAACACAAATAGGAAATAAAGCCCCATTAGCTAACCCTACCTTTACAGGCACAGTCATACTACCTAAAACAATTGAGATACAAGATACTTCAGCCGACCATCAATACGTTTTAGCAGTAAGTGAATTAACAGCAGATAGAACAGTCACACTTCCTTTACTTACAGGAGCTGATGAGTTTGTATTCAAAGACCACGCAGTAACCCTTACAAATAAAACATTTACAGGTGCAACAGTTCAATCTGGTTATACTGATTTAGATTTACCCGCATCTGACCACACAGCAAATGGAACTTGTACCAATGCTATTTTATCAGGTGCGACAGTCGCCGCCTTTAACTTAGTAATGATGGGAACAGGTGGCAAGTGGATATTAGTTGATGCTGATGCTATTGCAACTTGCAAAGGATTAATGGCAATTGCTCTCGAAGCAAAGAATGACACCGAAGCAATGTTGGTCGCTTTACCTAACTCTTTTGTAAGAGATGATACTTGGAATTGGACAGTAGGTGATACTTTATATGCAAGTGAAACAGCTGGAGGAATTAGTAATGCAATCCCAACAGGTGCTGACGGAGTGGTAAAACCAATTGGAGTAGCGATTAGTGCTGATGTTATTTATTTTAATCCTTCATTACATCAGAGTACCGTGGTAGCATAAACAACTTTAAGAAACAATGAATACACATATAAAATGACAGAAATAAAAGTATTTTCAACCGAATGGTTTCAAAAACATAATAATACTCTTTGCTGGTTCGCTAACCACGCTGTCTTGAAGTATTGGTTTAGAAGGTTATTAAGAATTGAAAAAGACATTAAGTGGAGCGATATAGTTAATCAAATAACTCCTCATTCCTTTACTTGGAATGCTGGTTTACAATACTTTAATCATTATTCTTTACTTGAAACACAATCTAAAAATCCTAATGAAACAAGATTAAACAGAAGAATTGCCATAAAAATATTAAAGAAAATTGAGCAAGGAAAGATTGAAGACAAGAAGTTTCTTTTACCAGCTAATTCAACCGATTTCAGAACTCACGAAAAGTTTGGCAAAAGACTTTACTATGGATTAAAACCTTTATGGTATCTTCTTCACTTCTGGGATTGGAGTACAGCAGTACAACCTAAATTAAATGTAGGATTTGATACTTTAACTGCTTATCCTGTTCCTGGGACAACAGTTAGTGGAAGAATGTATACTTATACCAAAGCAACTTGGGCATTAACTCACGATGCTACCGATTCTGATGGTTCTGACTATGACACCACAAATGCTCAATCGTGTTATATAAAAAAAACAGGAACAGATACTTGGCAAATAAATCGTGCAATGTATTTATTTACAACTAATATCGGAGCAGAACAAACAATTTCTAGTGCTGTTTTTTCAAATTATGCTTATACTGATTCAGGAGATACTTTATCAGAAACATTACATTTATGTAGTTGTTCTCCTGCTTCTGATACGGTAATAGCAAATGCTGATTTTGACCAATTTGGAACTACTTCTTTTGGGACGCAAGTTCAATCAACTTGGAACTTAAATACATATAATGATATTACATTAAATGCAAGCGGTATTTCAGCATTATCTAAAACAGGAATATCAAAATTAGGATTAAGATATGGAGGAGATATAACAAATACTGCTCCAAGTTCAGACGGAACTTCTTATATAAATACATATTTTTCTGGAGAAACAGGAACAAGTAAAGACCCAAAATTAGTAGTTACATATACAACTGTCGTCGGTCCAGCCAACCTAAAATCTTGGGATACGGTTTTAGCAGCGAATATTAAAAGTTTAGATACCAATTTAATAGCCAATGTGAAAAGTTTAGATACGATAGTTTAGCCGACCAAATAAATATGTTTAATAAGATAAATATAAACACAATAATAATGGGACTTCTACCGACAGGATATTTTATCTGGAATTTTGATTTTTCTGGTGCAGTTTTAATTCTCTTTGGTTTAATGTGTTTAGACTTAGTGACAGGAATTAGGAAAGCAATTTATCTTAATTGTTTAAGTTCAAGAGTCGCTGTCCAAAAAAGTGTAGATAAAGCATTTAACTATGGAACATTCTTAATAGTAGGATACTTAATCAATATGTTCTTTCTTTCACTTGAACCAACAGGATATGTAGCAAAGTTCTTAATGAGTTTAGTTGGTGAGTTTATACAATATTTATTTATTCTATTCGCTGGTTTCTTAATAGGAGTAGAGGGTTGGTCAATTGTTGAAAATCTATCTGAAATGAATATGCCAGTTCCAATGAGTATTATTAGTAAATGGGGCAAGAATGTGAAATCGATTACCTGTTCCAATATAGATAATTGTAAATAAAATAAATATGGCAGAAGAAAAAGACAATGAATTTAATATTGAAATAAGTAATTGGAGTGGTTATTGTCCAGCTTATTATTCTAATTCGTGGAACTATATTGGAAATAAGAACCAAGCCAACTCAATGGTAGATATTGACACAAGTGACCCAAATGTTCTAACACAAGGTGGTGGAACAACCCCACTTACAGCAGGAACACAAGCAGGAAGTGTATCAACCCTTATTAGTTCTATCTTAAGAACATCAACATCATCTAATGTTGGTTGGGCTGTTGGTGGTGCAAAGCTATATAAGTTAAGTTCAAGTGCTGTTATTGCAACAGGAGGTTATCCAATGACAATAGATAAAGGAGGAGTTACAGGAGAAGATGCAACTGATTTGATTTACTATAAATCAAACCTTTACATTTTTTATAATCATTCTGGTTCTATTGGTGATATTGCTAAACTAACTATTTCAAGTGATACGCTAGACCCAGACTGGGGCAGTACAGTTCCAACTGGAGCAGGTGCTTTAATTTCTGCACCACATTATGCAGTCCTTGGTGGCAATGATGTTGTTGGATTTACTAATGGAAACTATGTAGGAACAATAAATGGAACAACACTTAATACAATGGCATTAGATTTCTATACAGATGCACAAGCAGTTTCAATCTCTTTTAATAATAACTACTATGTAGTTGGGGTTAATAGACCTAATGTAAGTTCAAACTTTAATCAAAGTGCAATTTATAATTGGGATGGTTCATCTCCTTCTTGGGCAGGCGACCCAATAGAAGTTCCTGGAAGAATAGGTGCATTATATACTAAGAATGGAACTACCTATGTTTGGTGGCAAGATGGTGTAGGAACAGGTACTTGCAACTTTGGATATGTAAATGGAACTCAATTAACTACCTTAAGAAGATATGATGGAAGCCTTCCAAACCAAGCACAAGTAGGTGAATACTTTGGATTTATTATGTGGCTTAATAGTGCCAAACTAATGATGTGGGGAAGTGGAGATGTTGATTTGGAGGTTAAAATGTTTCACTATCTAACAACTCAATATGCAACCTCTGGTGCATTGGGAACTCCATTTGGAGAGATATTGGTTTCATCAAATGCG